CAGTTCCTGGACTAGAAAGAGTCCAAGAATCAATTTGACGAATAGTATATGGACTAGATGTAGAATATGATGTTGTATAAACATTTGTTCCAGTAGCAACAACTCCAAAAGATTTAACTCCTCCTGCCTGCTGATATGTTTGAACTGGTGCAGTTGGAGACCCAGTTCCTCCACCCACATCCATTACTACAAGTCCAGTGCTTTGAGTTGCACAATATACATATCCATTTAAAAAGGATACTCCATAGATAGATCCAGGACTTCCAGTAATTGTGGTATTGCTAGTTTGGACTATGCTATATGGATTAGTTAAATTAAATACAACAAAGTGAGCACCAGAATTATATCCAACGAAAGCATACTGAACCCCAGCAACCACACCAACAGTACAGTTATATGCCCCCCCACCAGATTCTGTAATAGTTCCAGTTAATACTGGAGAAGTCTGATCGCTTATATCCCAAATTGCTAGGGTTGGAGTTCCAATAAATCCAACGCCAATTGCATAATTCTTTCCATTTACAATAGATGTATATATTGTAGTGCTTTCAAACTTAATTGTTCCAGCTGCGCCAGAAGGAACTGGTCCTTGTGTTACTAAAGAGAAAGAAGGATTAATTGTCTTAGATTGATCTACATAAGCCCAAGAACCATTTGCAGATAAGAAATCTCCGGCTGCATATGCACCAGTAGGCGGAGCAGGAACTAATCCCTTTAATCCGCCGCTTCCACTATCTCCAGTAAAGACATTAAGCATTGCAGTTACTTGAGTTTCAGTCAAATCTGTGGCATTTGCAGTAGAACTAGTATTATTACCTTTGATAGTATCTGCTGCCATCTGAGCTAAATTACTATTAGTAATTACATTAGTTCCAGAAATACTTGCTGCAGTTCCTGTAGTATTTTGATTAAGAGTTGGAACATCTGCAACTTGAATTGCAGACATTACTACATTTATTCCATTACCTCGTAAATAATCTCCAGAAGTAACTGCTCCTGCGAGAGTATTCATTGCTGCTTGTGAAGAAGTAGAGTTAGTTCCACCATTTGCAATAGGAAGAATTCCTGTAATCCCGGTAGTAAGAGGAAGCCCTGTTGCATTAGTAAGAACTGCGGCAGAAGGAGTTCCAAGAGCGGGAGTTACTAAGGTTGGACTAGTAGAAAGAACTACAGACCCAGATCCTGTAGTAGTTACAGCAGATATAGCAGTTCCATTACCTTCAAGTATTCCAGTAATAGTTGTAGAAAGAGTAATTGCAGGAGTTGAGGTTGAATTAGTTACAGTTCCTGCTAATCCATTAGCAGTAACTACTGATACCGAAGTAACTGTTCCTGAACCTGCAATTCCATTTTCACCAGTTCCTGATCCACTAATACGTGCCATATGGTTAACCTAATTCCATAAGACAGGCAAGTTGACTAGGAGATCCTGAAATCGCCCAAAGAGGCTCTACAGCAGTTAAATCTAATTGAACACTATCACCATTAAATAATGGATATCCATTAGAAGTAGTGACTGAGGAACTATTTCCTAAATAAATTATAGCACCTCCAGTAGTTATAACTTTAATACTAACACTACTTCTATTTGCTAAAGGTGTAGAATCTAATTGAGTTGCTGAAGTTCCTACAGAAATTTGTTTTGTTTGAAATGCTGCTAATCCATTTAAATTAGTATTTACAGTTCCACTTATAGTTTGAGAAGTAGGAAAATTAGATACTGTAACACTTCCAGATACTGCCCAAGGAGAAGTTCCTTGAGTTACTTCAACTTCGGCAGGAAAATCTGTTATACTAGCATTGATTGATCCATTTGAGTTTATAACTAAAAAATTTGTTCCAGTTTGATTAGCAATTGCAACATTATCACCAGATGCGGCACTAAATTCTACAGCAACTTCACCATCAATAGTTATTGGGGCATTAATTTCAGTTTGCAAAGCATTATTAACGGGATCAAATACCTGTTGAATAATTTGCTCTTGGCTTAATTGTGATGCATTAGGATTAAAAGTCATAAATTATTTCAACAAATGTGCTGCTAAAAATATAAGATTAAAGCTTAGCGACGCCCAAAATAAAGGAGCATAATAATTAAAATTACGCATGTAGGCTCGCATATAGCGTTTATTTCTAGGATAAAAATTGAGTACATTATTGTCCATTATTAAGAACTCGAAATTTTCTAACTCGATCACTATTTTCTAATTGATCGGGAGAAGGTTTACTATTCTGGCCGTGTTCCCATTTGAACGCTGCAGTTTCAGAAGGATTTTTACTAAGAAGTTTACTAGCTAAAGTCTCAGAAAGTCGTTGATTAAGGTCAGGGTCTTCTTGCAATTTAGAAGAAACTTCATCTGTATCCATATCTTGAAGTTGATTATTACCTGATTGTCTATCAATATCTTGGGCAGTTAATGGCATTAAACCATATGTACCAACTGCAGAAGTTCCAGCATTAAGTCCACTAGTAACTTCTGGATGATTCAAATTAGTTCCATCAGAAGATTCTAATAGACCAATCTTACGTAAGAAGTCTTGAACATCTTGAGCTTTATGTTCTCTTGGATCGATATAAGTAGAAGGTGGTTTATTATAATCGGGCATATTATTTATTACTCACATTTCCAAGAGAAGACTCTTGGGCGGCAGGATTAGCCAATAGACTAGACTTTACCGTTGGAACTTTGGGCATTCCTCCATTTGATGCGGGATTCATTGGAGATGTCCCAGGATGTGGAGCATGTTTACCGTGACGAGATGGACCTGCTTGTTGCGGGGGGCCTTGAGGTCCGGCAGGGGCTGGAGCGCTTTGTGGAGGTCCTCCCATCGGTTGACCAGGAGGAGGAATTGGTTGCTGTCCAGTAAGAGCAAGAAGACGAGGATCTGTATTTTGTAAAGCATCCATATGTTGTTGAATATGATCCATTACAATTTTAACAGTATTTACATCTGTGCGAATATCTGTATCATCTAATACAGAACGATGTTCTTGAATATGGAAAGCATGAATATCTGTAGGTGCTGTTATAGGATTCTTGCCTTCAGAAAGCCATTCATTCTCTTGACGAACAAGAAGTTGTTGACTTACATCACCTTCCATAAGCACATCAATACGACCAGTATTGAGTACTTGAAAATATTGAGTGGGTTCTTTAATAATACCCATCTGCATCATTTGTTCGGCCATCTGAACACGACCAGCAATAGTACGAGAAAGAGCATTACCAACATCTACTACAACACGATTGATAGCATGAAGATCTTCACCAGTAAATTCTTTAAGGAGCATTTTCTGGTTTTTACCAACAAGAGCCGCAACTTTAGGTGTATTGGCATAATCTTTAAGAATATTAATAATGCCAGTGCCACAGTCTTCAATTAGACGAACATAAGACTGTTGAAGACCGGAAACATATTGAAGCGCCATTGATTGAACAAGAGCAAGAGCAGCCCCAGATTTAAGAGAGGCTTCTGGATTACCACGAGCAACAGAGTTAACCCCAGAAATAGTTTCAGCAGATTCAATAAGCATCTCAAGAAACTTAAAGATTTCAGCAGGAGTTTGAGTTAAATTCAAAGGAACTGGTTGAGCATTAGCTTCAATAATATTCATGCCTCCATGTAGTTGATCTACTGCAATATCTGCGCCTCTAGGAATATAAATATTCTGTACACCAAAGGCAGACTGGTTAGACATGATAGTAGAATAAAGGGCATCGATACCTTGTTGAATAGGAAAGATATCAAACATTCCTGAATAGCCATAAGGAGTTCCAAGAATTTCTCCGGCAGAAACACGGAAAATAGGCATAATACGATAAGGAAGTGGAGTATCTAACATTACACTATCAGTATCACAGAACATCATATACCGACCTTGAGGCATTGATTCCGTACGCTTATGATAGAATTCATATACAGGAACATCATCCGTATTATCATTAGACATTAAAGCCATACGATAAATACCGGCTTCTGATTTAGAAGGAATACCGGCCAATTGATTCTTAAGTTCAGGGTATTTAGCCATTAAATCAAAACGATTTTGGAATGTTCTAATCATATACCAATCAAGTTTAGTATTTTCTTTAGAACCATCAAATACTACATCAAAGGGGGAAAGGTTAGTAAATTCAATTTCCCCTTCTTTAATTTCTAAACCATTCTCATCAATATCATAAACATCCCCAGCCGTGGCATTCCATTCCATTTTAATAAATCCGGCACCAAGAACAATAGCCATTTCAGTTGCAGTTATTAAAGACTTCTCTAAATGCTTCTCTCGCATATAATAATCAAGAATGCCATTAGCAAGATATGTTTGTGCAATGGATTTATAATCACTATTGATGGCCCGAGCATCCATTACTGGACGATTAGAAGTAATCATTACAAGAATATTCTGGGCGATATTTCTAAAATGGTTAACATGAAGACTTACAAATTCTTCTTGTTCTCCAGTAAACATAATCTGGTGGCCACCACCTACTGATGTATCAAAACATCCATGGTAAGTTCTCCACATTAGAGTTAACTTCTCAAGGTATGCATTGGCTTCAAGAACGTTATAGAATGATTTAGATTTAGCTAGAAGAATAGATGCAGTATCATTAGCTTCTTTAGCCGCAAAATATGTAGTAGTATCTCCGCCATTATTTCCAAACATTCCGCTAGTTGTAGTGCTGCTCATCTTTTATTTCCTTTTCCAAAAATTTTCTGAAAGGCTACAACCGCTTTAGATTGCCGTTGTGCATTATATAAATCTCTATTTGGGATAAAAACATCTCCTATCCCTAAGTCATAATGGGCGGGATAAGGGTTCTTAGAAAAAACAATATTACGACATAGATAGATTAAAGCATCTACACAATCATAATGACCATTATCTGGAGAACGACCGAACATTGATTTATTTTTATTAGAAGCCCAGATAACATTATCTAAGTGTCTAATAAGGTTTGTACATCTAGGATCTATAATAATCTTATGACCGCCAATAAGGGATCGCATATGATTAATAGCAGATTCTTTATCATCTTTTCTAGTAGTTGTAAAATAGATTTGACCAAAAGACTTAACCGCGATTTCTTGAGTAACAATAAAATTAATATCACTTACTCGCAAATACGGTTTTTTAACTTCATTAGTTATTACATTAGTCCAAAGTTTCTCTTCTTTTTCTTTAATGAGTTGAGTCAATCGTTCAATATTCATATCTTTTTTAGAAAAATCTACAACTAATTCATCTTGAACAATAAGTTTACTAGCCCGAAAATCAAAGTATGCAAATAAAATTGCAGTTAAATCTACCGCTCCAAGATCCATTGAAACATATGAATCAAAGTAGGGAGGACAAGGCCATTCTTTAATGATATCTTTTTTAAGATCTTCATTAAATTCTGGAATTACAGAACGATTTTCATCTTTAATAATTTCACAAAGGAATTCACGCCGGAAGGCTTCTGAAAGTTCTCGTTGAGGATATTGACTTAAGATTTGTTTTTCCAACTGTTCTGGAGTAATACGAGGATTATCATAGACAGTTCGACGTATAAGAGATCCTTTAAACTCGGCATCTTTAATATAACTAATAAATTCATGGTCCATCTCCTTAGGAGGAGTTCCAGCCATTAAAATCTTACCATTAGTAGTAAGAGTAGTAGGAAGAAGAACAGAGTTAATGGCATAATCTAAATCGCTCACATCCTGGGTTTCATCAATAATAGCAATAGCACACTCGCCACCACGAAGTTTATCTACGTTCTTATTTTCTGATCCGGCTAATTGTAACTCAGATCCATTAGGAAAATAATAAATAAAGTCCTGGGTTTTAAACTCAGGAGTTAAATCAGGGGGGCAACTTTCAGTGATCTGTTGAATGAGAGGACGAATAATTGTAGTAACTTGTAAGCGAGTAGGGGCTAGAAACTTTACAATAGTTCTAGGTTTTCTAAGAAGCATTTCAAAAGCTAATACAAGAAGGGTATAGGTCTTACCAGAACGGCGAGCAAGAAGCCAGGTCTGAATGATATGATCGGATTTATGAAATAAGTTATAAAGATCTTTTTGATTCTTATCTAAAAGCCAAAGCAATTCCCCACGACGCCATAGTTCATGTTTTGCTTCTAACTTTGAAATAGATAATTTAGGGGCTTCCATTATTCAACTAACTTCATCAAATCTTCATTCTTAAGGATCTTTATACTAGCCTTAAGTGGTTGATCATCTTCTTGAACTTTATCTATTAAAATCTTATTAAATAATTCAACACGTTTAGCTTCTTCAAGAGTTAACTCACGTTCAAAGGCTAGATCTTTAAGCATTCTTAATTGAACTTGGGCAATTTGCTTAGCATCTTCCTGGCCTTTAATATTACCAGCTTCAAGAAGGATAGGAGAATTATTCATTTCCTTTTTAATAAGTTCTTTAGATTCTTTTTTAGATTCTAAAAGCTTTTCTTCAAGCTCTTTATTACGCTTCGATAGATTAAGCACTTGCTTAAACTGACTAGTACAGAAAGCCCTTAGTTCGGCTTCTGACTTACAATTTTCAAGCAACGTGTCGATATTCATATATTACTTAAGTTGACGCATTCCAGAAGCGAGTTTCATTCCTGCACTTGTGGTTTTAAGATCCTGAATTTCTTTAGCATGATGAATTAAAGCATCTTTAATTGCAGAAAGTTCGCCCTTTAATTCAGTAATTTCTTTATTATTATCGTAATATCTATTAACTAGATGAGCGGCGGCTAATACAAGAACGATAGCAGCATCTGATGGACTAGCCCCTAAAATACATACTTTACCTGTATACCCGACTAATAAAGACAAAAACAGTAGCTTATCAATTTGTTTCATAAATATCCTTAGTTAGACAATTTAAAAGTATATTTTGCGTTAGCTGCTCTTATATTAATTACCCACTAAGGGCGGTCAGAATTGCGTAAATATGCTCTTAATATAGTTGTTAAATTTAACAACTTAGTTATGAAAGAAAAGACATATTATCAACTCTATCGCGAAAAGAATCGCGAGAGAATTGATCAAAAAAAGAAAGAATGGTATTTAGCTAATAAATCCTACTGTAATAATAAATCTAATAACTATAATAAGCAAAATAGTCAAAAGATAAGTCTTTATCAAAAAGAATATCGCTTTAAAAATAAAGAAGATATTAAAGAATATAGAAAGAAAACTGTTAAACGTAAGTTAGCGTTAAATGCGAAACGTAGAGCTTCTTTACTACAGCAAACCCCTAAGTGGGCGAATTTAAAAGAAATTGAAGAGTTTTATAAAAACTGCCCTAAAGGATACCATGTAGATCATGTTATTCCTTTAAAAGGGAAAAATGTTAGAGGATTACATACTTTAGATAATCTACAATACCTACCTGCTAAAGAAAATTTAAGAAAGTATAATAAAGTATAATGAACGAACGAATTTGTTCAATTTGTTTATCTTATATGTATATAGATAAATTAGCCGGGTGGCTAAGATGTCCATCATGCTCTTTCATGAAAAAGGAAAAAAAGTCAATGATTTCAAGAGATGAAATATTAATGGGTCGGGATGTTGAATTTCCACTTACCCCAGAGTTAGAAACTAATCTATCTAATCTACTAACCGCAGTTAATAAACTACGAACTTTATATGGGAAACCAATGATCGTAAATAGCGGTTATAGACCAGGACACTATAATACAGATGCTGGAGGAGCCCCTAATAGTTCACATGAAGTGTGTGAAGCCATTGACATTAGAGATGAAGATAATGAAGTTAAGAAGTGGATTACTGTAGATATCTTAGAACAATGCGGACTTTACCAGGAAGATCCAGCATCAACGATTTCGTGGTGCCACGTGCAAATCAGACCCACTATCAATCGAATTTTTATTCCTTGAAATTTTGAATAAATTAAAATCTTAATAGGCTCTCTTAAGTTGTTTATAAAGTCTTCTAAAGGAAAAGTCTGTAGGGATACCTTCCTTCTCTTCCTCAAAAAAATATGCCTCAAGAAGAATCCTTAACCGCTCAACATTGTTCTTATATCTAGTAATGATTTCCTGCATAAGCATTTGGTTATCTTCAGTGGACTCTTTAATAAGCGTCTTGTCCATATCTTTAATAACTTTAGTTAAATCATGTAGTTCATGGATATACGCAGTAATTTCAATTCCAAGTTCTACAATTTCAGGTGTCATTAGAATATTTTCTCTTTAGGCGTAGAGTTCTCATATTATTTTTAGCCGTATCTCGCTGACAATCTGGACATTTAAGCCCATTCCATTGTCGCCCATCTTCACCAATCCAACGCTTAGAAGATTTCTTTGTATAGGTTCCAATATTAGCTCTAATTGCTTCTTTTCCACAAGCCTTACATTTACGAGTTTGAACTTCTACACTCATAGCTTTCCCATGAACTTGCAAATCGTTATACAAATACAATATGCCGGATTAAACCCGGAATACTCTGCACAATCTCCATAATCACCAAATGCTGCTCGCCATTCAGTAGTTTCTGGAAGATAGGTTAATACAAACGTATAGTTATTCTTATCTGCAATACGTTTAGCCGCGCTAATAGCCAAGTCTACATTACTAGAATAATCTTCTACTTTAAGTTCTTTAACTGTAACTTCTTCCCATTGATATTCATGAGAACGAATATTATATACTTTAGCGTCACCAACTAAATCTGCTATTTTACGGTCAAGTTCTTTATTTGTAATCATTCTTTTAATATACCATTGTTTCTAGTAATTGTCAACTGCCGAAGGCATCAATGTTAGTTTACTTCGTAAACATAACAAACGCGTATGAGCACACCCGCGTTTCTAGTTGCGGCAATAACCAAACTACCGACATATCTTAAGACCATACTTATTATGATATTCTCGGGTTAAACTATTATCTTTATAAATTGGAAGTAGGTCATTTACAGAATTACCATAGGTTAATTCAATCCATTCATTAGCATCGGGGACAGAATCAAATATACCGAGCACAATATCCCCTAGGGAAGGAGATTTACCACAAACATATATAAGGGGTTGGATATTGCCCCTGTCACCTCTAAAGTCGTTTAAAACGTATTTCTTAAGTCTGTATCCAATGGCTTTATACCCTTCTCTCATATTCTTGTATTCATTACCCTTAAACTCATTAACAATGCGCTCATATTGAGTTCTAAGTTCAATAGATCCAGGATCTTTATCATATCCGGCAACAACCAGATGAGTTAAGCTATCTGCATTAAAAGATGCTTGAAGCTGTTTATTATCGTGTGTACCAGCTTTAAGCGTTAAGAGATGTGTACAAAGAAGAGAAGGAAGAGTAGAGGAGAAGAAGGTATAGAAGGAATATTGGGATTTATCTAGAAAGACTATTACCCCGGAACCAGGGACTTCTTTAAATTCATTAAGTAAATTAGACATTAGATAACCCTTCTATCTCTTTAATTCTAGCTCTAACTGCTTCTATCCCGGCTTTATAGGATTCCATATCCCTATCCTTAATTCTTATCGTTATATACCCACGTTTATGAAAATAGTAATCACGCTTAAAGTCTTTAGCTTGCTGAGTTGGAGTATTATGATATCCGCCATCTATTTCAATTAGATATCGATACCCGCGATTACAGACATCTGGGATATACATTGTATTGAATGGCCTATTAAATTCATCCTTATACAAGGAGTAAGTAATGTTTCTAGTTATATCTTCCTTGAAATACAGTTCTCTAAACCATCTCTCAGATGCCGGAAGATTGGCCTCTAACCTATCTGCTCGTTCTTCAAACAGTATTTCTACTGCGTCAAGTCGCTTCTGTCGTAGCTGCTTTTTAAGTCGTTTAATTTTTTTCTTTATTCGTTTTTCTTTATTACGATAATATTTATCTTTTGCATTTTTGTCTTTTAAACGCTGTAAACTTTTACTAGTCATTTCTGACTTAAGCGTATTAAAACTATCTGTATTATTAGATGTCGTTAAAGAATAACTTTTATCCGTAATATATCTTTTCATACAAAGCCTGGCCTGAATCCCGTTTATGCGGAATTAAAAAAATTAACTCAACTGTTTATATATTAATAATTACGACTATTTACGGGTGAGGAAAGCTAAGTCACTATCTAGTAGCAACATCCTGTAGGATCTTTCATTCGAGATATCGCTTATTCACCATAATAATAACCATGTACGTCAGACATTTATTATTACTATTTTAAGAATGTTAAAGTATCCGGTTGAGACAGATCTTTAACTCTTCATACATCAGTTGTTAAACTTGGGATAACTTTATACTCAAAATAAATACAAAATTGAATATGTAATATACCTTGTTTCTAGTTGATTGTCAAATCGAATATATAAGAGATGAGATATTAGGTTGTTTCTAGTATTAGAAAATGGAAAAAATTTAGTGAATACATAGCAAGAGTCTACGTCACCCTAAGGACTACCTACCCCCCTACCCTATAGTATACGTTTAGGCCATAAGAGAATGGTAAGATGAAGGTGTATACTACTAGACTACTCACTATCTAACTCATCACCATATCATAGCTATTCCATCACTGTTCGTCAAGGTATGTCTTGGCATACTGTATGCTGTTGCACCATGCTATGCACCTATTGAAATCATTGAAGAATTTCTTCTCCTATATATGCATTTGAGAATCGTATAACTATTTGTATTTGCTACAGAATCACATATGTCGCATGTTGCTACATGTTGACACTATTCGCCACAACTAGTGTGCACTATCGGTATTCATTAACGAATTACTGCTTTTCAGCCATAATTAGCTATAGCATAATGCAACAGTCCTAAAAGAGCCATAGTTGAAATGATTGAAGATTCGTTTTGGCACACCCGCTGCAATACCAGTTTGCAAGACGCATCGGAGTGAGGAACTTCGGAGATGTCTGAAAGGCTTACGGGGTTGTCCTGGATCAACCCGCCACCGTCAACAGTGCGGTGACATCGCAACTGCAATGAAACCTGTTACGGGCCTAAACAGCCCGGAATGGTCTAGCACGTAGGAAGTCTATGACAAGTAACGTCGGACCTAAGTAAATCTTAGGGTAAGACAGAAGCTTGTGGAGCTACAAGCGAGGGGATAACCCTCATCAGTAGTCGGACGGCAACGAACGAGTAACAGCATTACTCGGGAGTGAGGGTGCGGGCGTAAACAGGGATAGGAACATACCGTAAGGTATGAATTCAAAGTCAAGCGACCAAGGCCGATATACTGCGCCTATGATTGTATTACCTCTAGTGTCAGTAATGTCAGTTAACGTGGGATTACCCACGCGACATGAACGCCGGAGATAAAAGCGATTAATGGTCATGCTTGTGAGCCTAAACCCATACAAAAGATATGGTCAAGGCGAAAGGTATCTTAACGGATACTTATGTCGAAACCATAGGCGAAAAACGTAAATGATTCATTATAGCTACGGCTATTGATGCAATGCAATATGTTAAGTAGCCTATGTTCAATGAGTAAGCATATAACTCATTCTGAGGAGACTATTATGTTGCACCAAGATGTATGTAAACTATTTCAAACGGCAAAAAATAAAACATTAGGTAAGCCTATTGGAAATAACTTGCGCTTAATTAAATTAGATGGCGATAGCTATGGCATTAAACTTCATAATACGGTTATAGTTCGTATAATGCCGGATAATAGCTATAGGCTTAATAGCGGTGGGTGGAGAACCGTTACAACTAAAAAACGGATTAATGAATACCTTCCTGAAAATGTTTATTTATTTGAAAGTAAGCATGAATGGTATTTAAGATTAAATGGCATTGTAATATCTTTTGAAGACGGAATAGTATTAAAACTAAAGGAGTAATCATGTCCAAACCTAAAGTAACCACGGCTAAGGGTATGAAAGTTAAAGGCGGTAATACCTATACGGATAACTTTGTAAACCGCAAGGCGCTACAAGCAAAGCATAAAGCGCAACGACAAGCCCGTAAACTTCAACGTCAATTAAAGGCGGCATAATATGTTCTATCATTACAAAGGACACCTTATTGTATACTCAGATGTACAAAAGGAGTATACCGTTTATTTATCTAATGGATTAAAGTGTGTTCATATTGAAACACTTAACATTGCTACTGGAATCATTAACCTAATGCATGTACCGGAGTAACTATGTATAAGCGGTGCCCTAATACAATGTTGGGGGAATATATAAACCATTATGCCAAATGTAAAGCATCGTGGAAACGATTCTGGAGTATTGTATCAATAGACTTCGACCCGTCATTCCTAAAAGAAAATGAGGCATCAATCCGTAATGCTTATGAATATAAGCGTGACATTCAAGATGCATGGGGAGTAAAGCATGTTCTACTTTAGTATGATTGTAGTATTAAGTCTAGCATTCCGATTCATTCGGGAGCTTCAATGGGATGATAAAACATATGCCAAGCGAGCACAAATGGCATATGAAAGGGACATCCAACCTAAACGTACTAACGTAATCAATGCTATATTCGGCAAGACTAAAGACCCTGAATACGATAGAACTCCAGGGCCGAAAGGTTACGCGTGAAGACTAAAGTGATTAACTGGTGGGCAACTAATAGTATACGAATGTGTATTCTATTCCTAACTCTAGGACTAATAATGCATTGGGATATTCTCAGTGCAATGTCTTCTATAACTATGTTCTTAAAAGTAAAGTAATGTTATAACCCGAAACAAGACTAGCATTGTATTAAGTCATTCAAAGATGAGCGACCTTAAATTAAAGAAACAATACGAACAGTCTTGTCTTATGGTATTGCCATAACTGATGAGGGTAACTAATACAAAGGAGACAACTATGGAAGCTAAGAACCTGGTTAACGTAAGTGAAAATGAACGTCTTGAAGCAATGGAAATTGAGAACCGCATTAAACAGAATGCGGAACAACAGCAACAAGATCGTAAACGTCTGCAAGAGATTAAAAAGAAAAGCGATGGGGTTACTTTTAAAACCTTTCAAACTAAGTCAGGCCGCACTGGTCTTTTGGTAAACGGATTGGGTAAACCTCAGTTCTTTTATAAGAGTCACTTCCTGCAATTGATCGGCGATAGTAATGACTCGGAACAATTGCGTCAACGTGCCCGTGAATGGGTACAACAGAACGATGCAGAGCTTACTGCTAAAGAAGAAGAGTAATTAAAAGATTCGGTCGGACAGCCCGAAACATATATAATAATCTGTATTGTGAAAATCATACGGGCCAAAACCATACCATCTATACCGATGGAGTTATTATATATGTCGTAATGTAATACATTACCTGATGAGGGTTATTACATGCTTGGAATCATTATCGCATTGTATTTACTCATGAACGGATTCTATGTAATGGGCGGATTGATTCTTGTATTGGAATTAATTAAATATTGATCGCGCCGCAAACGACGCTGAAAGTAAATTTTGAAAGATGAAATAAAAAGAATAAAATGTTTTATAATTTTTATAATCATTGTAATCATATTAATGATTGGAAGAATAAATGGCTAACCAAATAAAGCATATTGGATATAAAGCATTTGATAAAGATTTAAAATGTCGAGGATTTCAATATGAAATTGGAAAGACTTATGAATTAAGCGGTTCATTAATCATTTGTCAAACAGGATTCCATTTCTGTAAAAACCTTTATAATGTATTCAATTATTATCCGAGAAATGAAGAAACAAGAGTCTGTGAAATTATTGCAGAAGATATTCAAATTAAAGGAGATAAAGCAGTTACTAATAAGATAACTATCCTTCGAGAGATACTTAAGTCTGAATTGGATAATAATAGCGGCAACAGGAATAGCGGCGACGGGAATAGCGGCAACGGGAATAGCGGCGACGGGAATAGCGGCTACGGGAATAGCGGCGACAGGAATAGCGGCAACAGGAATAGCGGCGACTGGAATAGCGGCAACAGGAATAGCGGCGACGGGAATAGCGGCAACGGGAATAGCGGCAACGGGAATAGCGGCGACGGGAATAGCGGCGACTGGAATAGCGGCGACGGGAATAGCGGCGACGGGAATAGCGGCGACGGGAATAGCGGCGACGGGAATAGCGGCTACGGGAATAGCGGCTACGGGAATAGCGGCTACGGGAATAGCGGCAACAGGAATAGCGGCGACTGGAATAGCGGCGACGGGAATAGCGGCTATTTTAACACGGTCGTTCCGATTTATTTGTTTAACAAGCCATCCAAAGTATTGTATACAAAAGAGTTTGAATATGAAATGCGGTCATTAAATGTTAAACCAATTCTTCAATGGATTGTTTCAAATGAAATGACTAGTAAAGAACAAGAAGAGAATCCTTCATATAAAGTAACGGGAGGATTCTTAAGGAAAACGGGAAGACATGATTGGACCAAATTAACTAAAAAAGATAAAGCATTTATTAAAGCGCTTCCAAACTTCAATGATAAGATCTTTAAAGAAATTACTGGGGTAAGCATTGACGATTAATCTCGCAAAAAAA